TAGAATTCTACGATACGGATGGAAATGGTATCCTTGGTGAAAGGGAATTGATATGGAATTTACTATTGGTTTAGCTGTAGGCATGGCAATAATGGCGATTCTTTGTTTTCGGCATATTAGGGTTTTAGAAAGAAGAATCTCGGAACCGGAGTATACCTATAGATATTACAATCAGATGTTTTCCATAGACGAACCGCCTCCATTCCCGCCACTAATAACTGTGAAGATGGGTTTGTGGGGCGAATTTGAGACAAAAGAATCAAAGCACGAGACTGAGGAGTGGAATAAAAGGCTTGATGAGTGGGATAAAAACTTTATTGAAAACTGCACCGTAGTTTAACCCGGAGACTTCACCAATGCCTACGGAAGGGCAGATACCAACACTGAGACAATTTGAGGCCCTGCGCTACGTTTATTTTATGCAATTAACGCAGGAGGAGGCGGCGGTACGCATGGGGATAACACGTCAGGGGGTGGCAAAACATTTAAGGAAGTTATCGAAAATGCACCATGTGTTTGCGGATATGGTCTGTCCGAAACAGGCAACCACCAAAAAAAAGCTAAGTTATTATGTAGCAATGGATTACGACGTTGACGAGACGTTTTGAGGTTGCATAGCTAGTAGTCTTACGGAGGGCTTGAAGTCTATCTGAGGATTATATGGCTATATTCAGCAAGATTGCGGCGGTAATTAGCATACTGAAAGGCCCGGAGGTCGGTGGCTGGTATATCAGGCCATGGATGAACAACAAGCCGTTTGTTTCACTACTCCAAACGGGGGGGGGATTATTCCCGTGGTCCCAAAAGGATGATTATGACCGGCCATTTACCCCATTGGAGCTAATTAAGCGATATAGGGGATGGGTTTATGCTTGTGTAAACAAAAACGCTATTAACGCGGCCCAGCAGACTCTAAGACTATACGCAGTTAAACCAACGCGGGCGACAAAGTGTCGCTTCCCAACAAAGTCGATAAGTCAAGATCGGTTAGAGTGGTTATACAAATCACCGGAAGCCCATAAATTTATGCGGATGGGGGTCAAGGTCGAGGAGATATTACAGCACCCGATTTTAGATTTGCTGCGGTCAGTAAACGGCTTTATGAATGAATTTGAGTTGTTCGAGCAGACTTTTCAGCACCTTGAGCTTACAGGTAATGCTTATTGGTATATCGTTCGAGATAATCTCGGAACACCAATAGAGTTATGGCCATTGCTTCCACAATATGTTCATCCAATAGTCAGCGAAACGGAGTTTATAGGCAAATACCTATTCACGGTTGACAACCAAAAAAAGATAATCATTGATAACAAAGACATGATACACAACAAATACCCGAATCCGAATAACCCGGTTTTGGGAAAGGGTAAGCTCGAAGCCGTTATTATTTCTGCCGATTTAAGCATGAGTATGAATGTTTATGAGGCGGCTTTATTTAAGAACAACGCAATACCGGATACAGCGTTGGTATTGCCGCCAGATGCAGGCAATCCAGGTGCCGACGAGGTTAAGCGTATAAAATCTGAATGGCGTAAACAATTCGGCGGCACTAAAAAGAGTGGTGGGATGGCTGTACTGTCCGGCGGTGCTGATATTAAAAAGTTATCGCTAACACCGAAGGACATGGGATTCCTTAAAGGCCGTCGGGCTGCTTTAGAGGAGATTGCCGGGATATTCGGCGTACCGTTATCGAAACTAATCACCGAATCAGTCAACCGGTCTAATGCCGAGGCTGGTGACGAATCTTATATGCGAGATACAATCCTCCCGATGCTCCGGCGGATGGAGCAGAAATTAAATGAACAGCTTACCCCACAGTTTGATGAGCGGCTTTTCGTAGCGTACGATAATCCTGTTCCTGAAGACAAAGAGTTTATGTTAAAAGAGCGGGAGAGCAATCTTAAGACCGGCCTGACCACGATAAACCAAGAGCGGCAACGAATGAATCTCGAACCGGTCGGCTGGGGCGACATACCTATTATGTCTATGACGATGGCACCGCTCGGAACCGCTTCGGCTCTGGCGGAACCTCAAGAACAACCACCAAAAAAGATTATGTCGACGATAATTAAGGCCCTGCCACTTGATACGGCTACTAACACGACTGACCGAGAGCTTACATTAGCATTGCAACGGTTTTTTGCGAAACAGGGTGACGAGATAATTATAAGACTTGACGATACTATGAGTAAATCAGTCAAGTTCGACGCCGGGGATCTGGTTAGTAGTTGGTTTGATATGAATAAATGGAACGCAGAGCTTCAAGAGACGGCTTTTCCGTTTATCAGGGCCACGTTTATATCCGGTGGTACGCGGGCATTTAGGCAATTAGTATCTGACCGCCAATTTGACGTTAATAATCCAAACGCATTATCAGCGATGGAGCGAAGGCAGGGGCGGCTTGTTGATATAAACGCGACATCGGTAAAATTAGTACGCAAACAGGTTGCCGCCGGCATAGAGGCTGGGGAGGGTGCTGTTGAGATACGAAAACGGGTTAGCGGGTTATTTGGTTCGTTTGAGAGGCTAAGAGCTGAGCGAATAGCCCGTACTGAGACCATCTGGGCACACAATGAGGGTGCTGTGCAAGCATACGTGCAATCGGGCCGTGTTAGCGGTAAGCAGTGGGTTGTTGCTCACGACGACCGGCTATGCGAGTTCTGCAGACAGATGGATGGCAAGATAGTCTCTGTCGAAGGGGACTTTTGGCAGAAGGGCGATACGCAAATTGGCGATTTGGGTGGAGCGTTAAATTTTGCATACGAAGATGTTGGCCATCCGCCACTGCATCCGATGTGCCGGTGTACTATTGTACCGATTTTAATAGGTGAATAGATTGAAATCTGTATATAAAAATAAGATGCAAAAAAATAAGGACGATAAAAATGCCAAACGTCGCAGACATGATAACAAAACAGTTCGTCGCCAAAACCGAAGTTGATATCGACGAACGGACGGTAACGGCGGTTATTAGTACGTCATCGGTCGATCGGGACCGGGAGATTGTATTAGCTAAAGGTGCTAACCTTGAAGCGTACGTTAAGAACCCGGTTGTGCTTTGGGCACATGATTATAAGGATATGCCAGTAGGTCGGGCACTGTGGATTAAGAAGGGGCGGGATAAGATAACCGCGAAGGTTAAGTTTGCTACGGTGGAGCAGAACCCGAATGCAGAGTATGTATACCAGCTTTTCAAAGGCGGATTCCTTAATGCTTTCAGTATCGGATTTTCTGTGAGCAAAAGCCATTCCCCAACCCCGGACGAAGTAAAAAAGAAACCTGAATTTGCAGAGGCTGTACGGATTATCGATGAATGGGAGTTGTTAGAGTTCTCAGTCGTGCCTGTCCCGGCTAACTCGGAGGCGTTATCACAGGCTGTTAAGTCTAAAGAGCTTATTTTATCCGGCCAGATTGTTAAGGATATGGAAATCGACCTGGGGGGCGAGGATATAAACGAAATATTTATACCCGACACCGAGGTAACGGAGAGCAAGGGCGTTTACTGTGATAGGTGTCATGCTGAGATAAAAGGGGTAAACAAGGAATTTCCGGTTTCGTTGGTAGTTGAACCGATAGAAATAATAGAAGTCAAATCTTTGCCGATTGAGGTCAGTGAGTATATTGACGTTCAATCTGTTATAGATGAGGAGCTTAAACTTAAAAAAGGTATTATGTATTAGCCAGAGTAATTAGGCGGTTGACGATGGAGACGTTTAAGAGGCGTTATTCTGAAACTGTTTGAGATTGCAGGCTGCTAATTGGAATGTTTTTTAGGGAGTTACAATATGAAAATTCGCATAATTAAAGAATGGCAGAACGGTGATACGGATTACCCTGAAGGTCAGTTACTTGAGTGCAGCGACGAAAATGCGGCAACACTGATTAAGGATGGCGTTGCCGAGGAATATCTTGCTAAAAAGGGTGATGTTGTAAAAGTTAGTCCTGTAAGCAGCAATATGTCCGAAGACGATGTCAAGAAAACTATCGCCGAAGCTCTCAAGGAATCCAATAAGGGCACCGCTGGGGCAAAGGCTGATACCGAGGAATATGCTCAAAAGGGCGGGTTTACTAACTTCGCACACTTCGCAAAGTCGATATTCGACGCCGAGGTCGGCCGGGGTGAGTCCGAGGAGTTGTCAAAGTGGTCCAATTTCGTAAAAGCACCATCAGGCCTATCTGAGCAAGTTAATTCAGACGGTGGCTTTT